CAGAATCAACTTCATCATTAGATGTCGCTTCTTCTATTTTCGTTTTAGGGAAATAAGATTCTTTAATAGTTTCTAATTTCTCTTGGAACTTCTCAGCACTATCAAACTCAACATTCTCAGCCATAGAAACAAATTTTTCTTTTTCTGTTTCTGCTAAATCAGCAGATACTTCAGAAACAAGACTTGCTCTTGAAAATTCAGAATTTGTTTTTGTTAACTCAACATTTTTTTCAATCTGTTCATTTAACTTAGATTCTAAATCTTTAGTCTGGTTAGTTAGATCGTCTAGTACATTGTATTTTTCTTCAGGAACATCAATATAATGTTCTTTGAATAAAGATTTAAGACCAGTAATAAAATCTTCAGCGATTTCAGTACGAATACCTCTTTCAACTGCTAATTCATTTTCTTTCATCCATTCTTCAACAACATAGTTTAGATATGAGTCAACTTTTTCGACCATAGCTTCTTTTACTGTATCAGTTTCTTTTGAAAGTTTATCTTCATACTGGGATTCCAAAATCTTTGTTTGTTCCTTAATGCGTGTCTTAACAGCAGTTTCAAATATTGTCGCAGCCTTCTCTTTAAATTCTTCAGATAGGTCAGCGTCAGCTGAAACTAATGCCTTAACATCAGCAGATAGATCAATTTCTGTTTCGTCAGAATCGTCAGATTCAGCAATAACTTCATCGCCTTCAACTTCAACTTCTTCTTCTTTAACAGATGACGGTTTTAGATCGTTCGGTAAAGAACCATCGTTCTCGTCTTTATTAACCTGATCCTTAACTTTTTTTACCTTTTTAGATCCGTCAGGATTAGTGTCAGTTGGTTTAACAACTGGTGCACCTAAATCTTCAGCATCATTTTTAAGGTGAGTAGGCTCAGAAGCAACAGCATCTTTAGTTATGATGTTTTCTTCTAATTCTACTTCTTGTTTCATTTCGGTTTCAGACATTCGGTCTCTCCTTGATATTAAAAATTAATTAATTTTTATTTACTATTATTTATAACATTTACCATTTTCGTCCCTATTTTTATTAATAGAGCTGCGTAGGTTTATATTTTTGATATAAAATCTGCAAATATTTTTGACTTCACTTCTGCCAATTCGTGGCGTTGAGTTCGTTCAATTTCTTCTTTGTATGCTTCAACTGATCTACTTTTTAACATTCCGTTGTCCCATACCCACTCTTTGCCTTCCATGATACCTTCTACGAAAGCATCTGGTGCACTAGGGTCTGCAACGATATCAGCAGCAGTTGCAAGATAAAAGTCCCTACCAACAATGTTTTTTCCTTGTGATTGTTGAATAGAACCCATACCTCTTGATGAAACACCAAGTTGAGCACCCTCGTCAATTAAGTTCTTAACGATTTTACCATATGGTGTATCCATAATTTTAGCCTCACCTACAAAGTTTTTACCTTCTGGTTTAAGACTTGTTATCATATGAGAAACACGCTCAAGGTTTACTGTTGGTCCGTCTGGATGTCCTAGTTCGCCAAATGCTCGTTTCTTATTAATGAATTCGTTTGTATATCTCTTGACTTCTTTTGCAAGAGTTTCGACTGGATAAACTCGACCGTTACGGTTCTTAATATCAGCCTGCATAAAGACACCTCGTATCTTATAAGACTTACCACCGTTAGTGGTTGCCTCTGTCAATACTTCTATATCTTCAATAGTTTCTGTGATTAATTTCATCTCTCCACCTTTTCTTTGTTGTAAACTTTATCTACTATGCCTTGTTTAATTTCTTCTCTTTTTACATTATACTTTTCAGCAAATGCGTCTTTAAATCTTTCAGCTAGTTCAGTTTTTCGTTTTGTTCCTACTATTCTCTCTAGTATTGCTCGAGAATGATTCTTTTTAGTTTTACTCATTATCTCACTTCTATTATAATTGTATAACTATCATTTTGAGTAAAGTTTTTTGTACTAAACAAAATGTCACCTGCAGGACTTGTACTTGCTTCTAGTGTTGCATTGTTACCAATACCATTACCTGCAGTATGTAAATCCCAATATCCTTCGCCACTTAAAAATAATGCAGTTGCGTTTGCGCCACTCGTCCCACTACCTGCCCAAATTACTTCAACTCCACCATTACCAGAGTTTGTATTGCAAGTCCACCAAATTTTACTTATCTTCTTGGTTGCATCCTCAGTCATATGAGTTAATGCACTTGCATCCATTTTAGTTACCAGTGTTTCACCAGAACCATCACTAAGATTAGTAAACTTCATCACGGTTTTTGTACCAGATGTGTCTACTATCGTTTGACTTGTAACCGTATCAGCCATTATTAATTCCTTCTAAATTCAGTTATTAACAAATAACTCTCTACATTTGAGTCAGTTGTTAGTTTTATTTTTGCGTCATTACCAAACTTTAATTGATCTGGTCTTAACCCATACTTACCTCTACCAGTAAGAGATAAATCATTTTCTTCACCATCAGCACTAATACTTAAAGTACCTGTGCCTTGTATTTGATAATAACATTCAATCAGACTTACTTTAGATTGATTATTACCGTCAGTTAATTTTTCAGCGTCTACCATAATCTGGTCAACTTCGTTTTTGATACCGATAGATTTAATTATCGTTTTACTATCAGTATCAACAACTGTTGTGTTTGTTATTGTCATAAGAAATCACTATGCAGTAAATGTAGTGTCTTTTCTTAATTCAAGAATAACATACCCTGAAACACCATAAGCACTTAACTCAATGTCTCCAGAAGTTGCACCTGTATTGGTTGCGTTATTAGGTATAGGACCAGCAGTACCGTCATAGTGACCTGTACCTGCAAGATTGATTGCTACAGTATCAGCAGAAGCACCTTTAAATTCAATGCCTACCCAACCTGTATTATCATCAGCAGTACCTTGTACTAATGCCCACCATGCTCTTCTAATAGATAGTTTAGCACCGTTAGCGTGTCCAGATAAACCACTTGCGTCTAAAATTAAAGTGTTAGCAGTTGTGTTGTCATTCATGGTTGCCATAACGGTTACGAGACCACCATTAGCACCATCAGCAACAACTGTATCTTTTAATGTTCTTGTAGCTACAGCCATTTTTTATTTCCTTACTTTATTAGTTCATTGTCGAAGTAATTTTCTATATCATCAACTTTGACACTATGTTTTTTTGCGACAGTATTAATGATACTATCAATTTTACTTATAATAGGATCAGGCGCCTTATCAATCATAGCATAAACATCTCTGATTGCCACCCTCATTTTAGGAGATAGATTTCTATACTCCTTAGTTCCTTCAGGACCTATGTATCTGCGTTCTTGTAGTTTAGTTTTAAACTTCTGAAACTGCAGGTTGCTCATTTTCTTCCTCTTCTGAATCTATTTCAACAGGTTCTGCAATATCATCTAAACCAGAAGCATCTTTTATTCCTTCTAATTCATCAGCAGCATTTAACCAATCTTTAGCAACATCAACTCTCTTATCATCTAATGCTTGACCAATCTTATCAGAAAGAGCATTTTTAAATGCGTCTTGAGCGGCAATGTTATCGCCGTCTGCAAGTGAATCAACCATTTTTTCTACATTATCATTTGACATAATTATTCATCTCCTATATTATCTATATTTATATCAGAACTATCATCATCTTCCATACTTTCGCCTTCTGGATGTGCAATAACTCCTTTACTAATTTCATCAGCAATTTGATTATCAATTTCAATGATATCTTCATCACTTTGTCTAAGAACATATTTTCTTACATATTCAACTGAATAGAACTTACCAATGTAAGGACTAACTTCGTTTGCAAGACTTAATCTTTCTCTTAGCATTTCTGCATTTTTAAGTTCTGCAAAGTATCCATCTTTTAAATAATCATATTGTATATGTTCTTTAATCTTTTGCCAATCTTCAATTGTAATAATACCTTTTAAAACCAATTGAGTTTTAAGTATATCTTGAAAGACTTGAGTAAATCTCTTTCTTAATCTTTGAATAAATTTAGTAAACTTCAATTCATCTCTTGTAATCTCAGCTGCCTTACCAATATTAAATCCGTTTTCTGATTCCATTCTTGATATAGGAACATTCAAAGACTTATATAATTTTTTCTGAAAATAAACTACATCTGAAATTTCACCAAGATTTTGTCCACCAGGTAGAGTAGTAACCTCTGTACCCTTAGCACCATCTCGTCTTGGTAACCAAAAATCTTCAAGCATTGACATATGTTTTCTGTCATCTCGTATTTCACCAGTTGAAGCGTCATAGACAAGCTTATTTCTATATCGTGCCATAACATCTCTAAGATATGACTCTGCTTTTACTTTTGGTAAATTACCAACATCAACATAAAATATTCTTCTTTCAGGTGCTCTTACTATTCTGTAAATAACAACAGCATCTTCAATCATTCGTAACTGATTAACAGGTTTAATTGCTTTATGCAAGTGACCCATAACCATATTCTTAGTAGCGTCAACTACACCAGAAGTTACATAGGTAATTGAATCGGTAGTAATTTTAAGTCCTGCATTTGAGTTTGCATTAGACATACCTTTTTCGTTATATACAAACCATTCGTTTGTCTGTTCTATAACTTCGATTCCAGTACCTTTTGAATCTCTTCCTTTAGTTACTTCACGAACTTTTTTAATCTTTCGTGGATCAATGTATCGTATTTCTGTAAGTCCTGTTCTTGGACTCTTTGGATCTATTACTTTGTGAAAGTAAATTCGCCCATCAATATACCATCGTTTAAATATATCGTGACCTTTTTCGTCAAAGTTTAGAAGTGATAAA